TTGTTGGGGGTCTTCAAAGTGAAGTGGCCCGACTTCTCTAGGATCGTGATTCTAGACATCGCCCCACTCAAGATCACTGTGAAGGGTGACAACACCTTCGTATATGAGATCCCAGAGTTAGTTCAATGAGGTCCTAAAATGGCGAAGGGGCCGCGTTAGCAGCCCCTTGTTGATACAACACTTGGTAGGTTTAGTTCTTCAGGTTGATCGGTCCTGCTCGCTTCGTTCGGAAAGCATCGGCCGTCGCGTCATTAATAACAATATCAATTTTAGATAGGTCCATCTTCGGGAAGCCCATCATACCAGCAAAGAAACTGCCCGGGAAGGAACCCAAGACGTTCTCGTAGACACGCTTCTTGTCGAGAAGGGTCTTCTGATCAGCTTCAAAGGAGTTTCGTCCCGCTTCGATAGCTTGCTGAAGTTTGGTATACATCGACATGTCGAAGTTAGGGTTCTGTTCGTGAATGAACTGGAACATGGCCTTGGAACCTTCGGCCCCATAGCGACCCTTCATAGTACTATCGTAGAGCTCCTTCAACTTGTCACCAGCCATGTCAGGGACCTGAGCCATCTCCTTGATTTTGTCGAAGTAGTTGGCGTAGTTGTTTTGGTTCTGAGAGTATTGAGCTTTAAGCCCACTCTCCTGATGCACACAATCGTTGTGGATGCCAATGATTGAAAAGACGCTGATAGTGAGGACGAGGAATAGGGCTCCTACACAGGCTAGGATGACTTTGACGGCGGTACTCATGTTGGTGTTATTGCACTCCTTTGTTGTGGTGGGTTAGTTGTTTAGAAACGACGTTTGAATGGGTTAGGTGGGTTTCTTGATGATCGGACCTTGAAGCCACCTGTATCGTTGGTATCAGACCAAGGGGGGGTATCCCACTTATTCTTGGAGGATCTACCGAATGCACTAGCAGTTCCCTCATCCCCGAAAATATCGTGGGTTTCGAATAGCCAGATGAGTAACCCGGCTATGAGGAGACCGATAAGGATGGAGATTGCGTACTCGGTTCCGGATGGTGTGATGCTTGATTGCAGGTACTCAAAGTCCTTCATTGGCTTGCGCTTGAAGTACTGGTTCACGTTGTAGTGCATCACTTGAAGGGTGGCCTCAGGGGTGATCACCGGTAGATCCATCACGGCATCTCGTAGCTTGATCTCGAAGATCTTGGCCGTAGTCCAGCACATGACCTGAGCCCACTGGGGTTTGCCGGTTGAAGCATCCATTCCAATGACCAGGATGACATCATTCTTCTTGCCACCGATCCAAGATTGCTCCAAGGCGTAGTACCAAGAGTCACCTTCGGTGGTGAGAACCACAATCATGTTCGCTTGCTTCTTCGCCCCTAAGTCTGAGTTGATCTTCTCAAGCCCTTCATTCCAAGCTTGGGGATCCGTAACTGAAAGACCCTGGGTCACTAGTCGATTGATGTGGTAGTAGTCATAGACCCGCCCAGGATACTTGGGGATCTTGTTGATGTACTTCTCAGCAAGTCCTTGATGACGGAAGAGAGAATCTGGGGCAGCCTTGATGTAACTTGTGTAGCTATGAGTTCGAGCCGTAGGGTCCCCAATCCTAATTGAGGCCCATCGTGGAGGAGTATTTGAACCTTGTCGATCAACACGATCAATGTCAAAGGACTCTCCGTTCGAAGTCTTGACATTCCAATCCCAGTCATTGCTGTGTTCGTAACAGGTGTCACAGTGCTCTGATGTAGAACAGGACCTGTTCTTTCCGGAACCGGAGCAGGTTTCAACCTGATGGCAGTGGCAACTGTAAGAATGTGAACAAGAAGTCCACTCTTTCTTCTTGTCGGTGACCCAACCATTCCACGTCTCATCATCCGACGTGTTCATGTTGTAGACGATAGCTACAGAAACACCTGATACTATGAGTTCAGCTAGAACTAGGAGCCCCAACTCTTTCCAGGTAATCCCCTTGAAGATGAAGAATGCCCCTATCGCTACTATCAGCGGAAGTATGAGAAATAACAAGAACGTCATAGCTTACCCTCTATTACGCTTGAGAGGTGGGGATCTCAATAAAAAAGATCATATTCTCCTACACCGGGTTATAGGGCCGGTGTAGTTAAGAGTCGATATGTCTGAAGATCCAATAGTTTATGTGTATCCTGAGTGGCTTCGTGCTGGAATCTACCTAAGGGACCGTTCACCAAATTCAGGTAAGGATAAGGGGTACTGGGTGAAGTCCATAGAAAGTGGAGAGGATGCAGAGACTACCATTGTAAGGGTTCTCAGAATAGGCCTCGGAGATACACTAAGGCTTACTGTACCTGAATTTTTGGCTAGGTTCGAGCCAACCGGGAGGAACTCTAGCCTACCCCCTCGAGTATCCTGATGGGGTTCAAGATCCTTCCCGGGGACTGCAGAGTAGTCCTCAAGGACATCCCTGATTCCTCAATTGACTCAGTGGTCAGTGATCCACCGAGCGGGATCAAGATGATGGGGAAGGAGTGGGATCACTTCAAGCCAGATACCGAGGATGAGCTCGCTGCAGAGCGGGCCACCCTCATGGCTTTCCAGAACTTCCTCGTTGAGGTGTTCATTGAGGTCTACCGAGTCCTCAAGCCAGGGGCTTTTGGACTGGTCTGGGCTCTCCCACGTACGAGCCACCATACAGGAATGGCCCTTGAGAGGTCTGGTTTTGAAATCAGAGACCGATTTTCACATGTGTTTTCACAGGGTTACAAGAAGGGATTGGACATCAAAAAGGCCCTTCTCGCGGAGGGTCTTTCCGAAGAAGCCGAAGAGTGGACAGGACACCATACTGGAATCAAGCCGGCTGTTGAAGATTGGTGGCTGATTCGAAAACCAATCAGCGGGAGAGTTCTTGACAACCTCCTCAAATTCAGGACTGGGGCTCTCAACATCGATTCGGCTAGGATCTATACGGACTGGAACGAAGAGGATCGGCCTGAATCCTGGAAGAAAAGTGGACACACCTCCAAGCCCGAAGCGGCTAAGGTGGCTGCCCCACCAGGACAGGGGATTGAATGCCACCCACTCGGGAGGTGGCCTGCCAATTTCGTGCTCTCTCACAGCTACCAGTGCCGCCGAGTTGGCTTCAAGACACTCAAGGGTGACCAGCGGGGGAACCCAGGAGGGAAGCGTCCAGGAGGGTTCTTCAACACAGGCTCTGATTCTGGTAGTGGGAAGCCAAATGCTCAGGTCTATGGAAACGAGAACCTTCCTATCTACGAGTGTGCCCCAGGGTGCCCCGTACGGATACTAGAGGGACAAGAGTCAGGATCCTCAAGGTTCTTCAAAGTCTTCGAACCAGACTTCGAGGATCCATTCCTCTACCAGGCCAAGCCTTCCACGAAAGAGAAGAATGAGGGTCTCGATGAGGGTTTCGTCAACGAGCATCCAACCGTCAAGTCTGTGAAGTTAATGAAGTATCTTGTGAAGCTCGTGACACCCTCGGGTGGGATGGTAATCGATCCGTTTGCCGGCTCTGGTACAACCCTCGTTGCGGCCCTCGAAGATGGTTTCGATTGTATTGGTATCGAGAATGATCCTGAGTCCATTCCCGTTTTACAAAACCGAGTTGGTAATGTCTACGAACGCGAAGAGGAACGAAGGAGCCAAGAAGAGGCTTTCAATATGATCTTCGAGTTAGAGAGCGAGTAACTACGGCTTGGACAATCGGGTCCTCGTGTGCAAGTCTCATCACTGACTTACCATAGAGTCCCGATAGAGATAATGCTCGTTGCATTCTGAACTTGGCTGTCGGAGTCAGCTTCTCTGGGGCTGCCATGAAAACTAAGAAGGTCTCAGCAAAGTCTTCATACTTGTCGACCTTGCCGTATTCGGTAACAATGTCGAGATTCTTGAGCTTTTCATCTCTGTCACTTGGGGCTCGATAGTTTGGATTAGCAAGAGATCCAAGATCTTGGTCATCCCATGGGGTATCCCAGAATCTTCTGGCGTCATCTGATAGGTAGCTTCTGTGGATGTAGTGCCCAAGTTCGTGGAGAAGAGTCTCATTCACCCACTTGATGAATCTACCACTCTTTCCCGTAGAGAGTTGATCAACAGATAGTGTTAGCTCTCTGGTTCCACTATGAAGGAAGGCTGTGGATCCAGCATCCAACACCAGGATGATCCTGGATAGACTCTGGTCCAGGATACCTTCAACCCCGCGTTTCTTGAACAGTGCTTTTAGGTAGTCAATACCTTCAAGTGTTCTGAGACACTTTCCCTCATCAATATGCTGAGAGTTGAGAACCTTGAAACCACTGTAGTCGAAGGACTCTGGAGCTGCGGTGGATACAGCCTCTTGAGCAACCTCCTTGAACTCATTGATGAGACCTAGCATCTCTGGTTCAGGGGCTACCTTACTCTTTACTGCAGCTGCTATTCTTCTCAGTACTTGCAGTACTGAGCTATACATCTTCGAATCCAGGCACTTCTTAACCCAGATCTGGAAGCCATTGGACTTATCTATCCCAACAAGAGCACCTCGTAGGACCTTAGGATCCTCGGGCTTTCGTTGAACCTTGGC